CAGCCGCAGCGCTCGGCGTGCCGCCAGCCTGATAGGACCGCAGCCCCGGCGGCCTGATCGCCGTCGCCGGATTGTTGTCGAGCAACACGGTATCGAGGCTGATCGCCGTATCCTCCAGCACCGCCTGACGGAGCAATCCCTCGATTGCTGGAATCGAGTGTTCGTCCATCTCGCGGGTCCACGTCGTGATCACGGCCAGCTTCTTCGGCGTGACCGTCTGGCTCGCGAACGAACCCTGCCGCACGGGGATCGGCTGACCTTCACCGACGAAGCTGCCGGAAATCGACGGCGTCAGGTTACGAGTCGGGATGATGATGCGGCCGTTGGCGCCGAACGTCAGGGCAAGCCCCGCGCTCGACAGCTTCGGAAACACCGACATCGGCAGCAAGACCTGCATGAAGTCGGCGTACATCTGCCGCACAAGTTCGGCTGCCCAGCCGGTGACCGTGGTCTCGGCAGGCGCGGTCGCAGCCTTCAGCACGAGGTCGCACACGACCCGCGTCGCTTCGTCGTCGCCGTAGACCTTGCGGCGCACGTCGTCGATGGTCTGGCCTTCCGCGCGCGACTTGCAGCGCACCAGTGCAGCCCGCCACAGGTAATCGAGCGGATCGGGCTTCTTAGCGCGGATCGCGATGTCGGCCGGAGCCCGCGAGGTGTTGACCGCCCGCGTGCGGTTAGTGGTGTCGCCCGCGTCGAGGGCGTCGCCGCCCTTCTTTGCCTCGGCGTTCTTGAGGCCGGTGATGTGACGTGTCGCGATCTCGATCTTCGCGGTGAGGTCCTCGGTGATCACCATCTGATCTTCCGAGGGATTGGTATCGTCGACGCTGTCGAGATGTTTGTCGAGTTGATCCTGCAATCCGACGAGATGCTTCTCTGCATCCTGGATGCGCTTCGAAAGCAGCATTGGACTTCCCCTGTCTGCTGTGTGGGTTTCGGCATGCTCGCCATTGCTCTGGGTCTTCGTTGCGTCCCGCTTGCTGTCGGCATGCTCGCCACGGGTCGGACGGTAGTCGCGCTGCACGATGACGTTGCTGGCATGCTCGCCAAACACCATGCGGGCGGTCGTTGGTGAAATGTTCAGGCTCTTGGCGACGGCCAGAGCGTTCGGGTTTGCGGGCACAGCGACGACGCTGCACTCGACGAGTTCTTGCTTGAGGTAGCGCGTGCCGCCCCAAGGGTCCTTGGCATTGATCGGCTCGTCCTCGGTCGGCCTGAAGCCGACGCTGACGGCGCGCAGGATGTCTGCGTCGACCAGTTGCCTGATCTCGTCGATGCGGTCGGAGGTGCCTTGCGGCGCCAGCACGAGATCGGCGCGCAGGTCGTTGCCGTTGAGTTGAATGTTTTCCCATTTGCCGATGGGAAACGACTTGTCGTGACCGAACAGCGCGATCGGGTTCTTCTTGAAGTTCGCGACATCCCATCCCTTCGGGTCGACCACGTCGCCGAAGCGATCGGGCGTCGCGTCCGACAGGATGAACGACATGCCCGACGACGGCGTCGCGCGGGTCTTGTGCATGATCGCGGCGGCGCCGCTCTCTTCGCTTTCATCCCACGCCAGCATGCAGGCCTCTTCGGCCTCGTCCTCGTCCATGCTGTCGTCGTCGTCGGTCATCTCGTCGATGCAGCGGTCGATGAAATCATCGCGGCTCTCGTCGTCGTCCGGCTCGGGCGTGTCGTCGCGGCGCTGCGCTGCGACCTGCCGGCGCAATTGCCGCATGGCGAGGGCGTCGTCGGCGGCGGGCGGACCTTTCTCGTCGATGCCTTTCCACGCGGTGGCGACGCGCGCCCAGATGCGCTTGATCTGTTCGCCGGTATAGCGGCGGGTCTGCTTCGGCAGGTGCGTCGAATGCCACGCGGCGCGGATGCGCTCGGGGCTGTCGAGGCGAAAACGCTTCTTGCCGTCCGCCTGGTAACCGGGGTCCGCGTGGATCACGTCAGCCGCCCTTTCGCTTTCGCGCTTGTTGGTAGCCATGGAGTTTCTCCTCGATGCGTTCGAGACGGCGGGGTGCTTGCGGTGTTGCTGTCGTCGTCGCGCGGGGGGCGGACCGGACCGTCGCGGCACAGAAAAGCGCGTCGCCATGCGCGCAATTCTGTTGAGGGATTGGCAGAGGCGGCAGGCCACCTACGCGGCGCCGTCAGGCACCTCGATCGCGACCGCGAACTCGCGCAGTTCGTCCTGCGACACCGGGTATTCCGAAGTGCCGGAACGGATCTTGAGGAAGGTGACGGCCTTGAGATATTCGTCGAACTGCGAAAGCACGACCGCCGCGTTCGGCACCACGGCCATTTGAATCTCGTCGCCGTTACGATCGACGAGGTTGTTGAACATCGCGCCGTCGGTCGAAATCTGAAACGTGATGTTCGCGGGCGTCCATCCGCCCGGCATGGTGAGCCGCACGATCGCGCCCTCGGAGCAATCGAGCGCGTCGGACAATGCCTCGGCGACTTCGATGAACGGGCCATTGAGAACTTTGAGCGTCATTATCGTCTCCTGTTTGCGGGGTGGTCGGGATCGGTCGGCCAGCCGTCGTCGCCGACCTCGAACGAATAGCCGCGCGCTTCGATGAACTTTTTGAAGCTGTTGTGGCAGGGCGCGCAGAGGCTTTGCAGTTCGCCCAGGCGGAACAGATTCCAGTCGCCGCGATGCGGAACGACGTGGTCGGCAACGGTCGCAGCCGTCACAACGCCGCGCTCGAGGCACATTTTGCAGAGCGGGTGGTGCAGCATTTGCAGTTCGCGGCGCCGGACCCAGAACGGGGTGCTGTAGAAATGCTGCCACTCGACGCTGCGCTTCGGCTTGTCGTTCACAGCAAATACATCAACAGCCCGGCGAGGATGACGCCGCCGACGAGCATGATGGCCACCACGACCCACATCGTGCGGTTGCCGTTCATTGGTTCGTAGGGCATGCCGTTTCCTTTCAGCCGATCAGCGCCTCGATATCGACCGGCTTCGAGGCGCGGTCGCGCGAGCGCAGCCCCATCAGCATCGCGAGCGCCACTGCGCCGTCGATCCGGAAGCGCGCCTTGTCCTTGTCGAGTTTTCGGTTGCCTGCCGGGTCGGTGGTCGCGACCGCGTTGGCGATGTTCCAGTTCATCACCGGGTTCGACGGGTGGACGATCTTGCGGTCCATGATCGCGAGTTCGAGCGCGTCGATCGCCGGACCCATGTTCTTGTAGCCCTGACCCCACGGGACTAATCGCAGGCCGTCGGCCGCCTTGTCGCCGTCCTGATACGCCTGGAATCCGATGCGATCGAACTCGCGGAGCAGGTCGTTGATGCGCCAGCGGTCATAAGCCATGCCCTTGATGCGATAGCGCACGCTCATCTCGGCGATGAACATCGCGATGCTCTCGGGGTCGATGGTCTTGCCCGGCGTGACGTGCAGGTGACCGTTGTCGTGCCATTCGACATATCGGTACGAGCCCGAGCCGAAGTCGCGCCGCGAATGCTCGTGCAGTTGCTCGCGCGGTTTCCAGAAATGCGGCACGACGCGCGCGGGGTCCGATGCCGATCCGGCCAGCAACGCCGTGAGGTCGCCGACGCTTGAGAGGCCGAGCGCGAGATAAATCTCCTCGCCGTCGACCAGCCGCGCCTCGCCTGCGCAGGCCATCCACTCGGCGCGCGACAGTAGCGCGGTGATCGGCGCGACGCGCTGGTTCAAAAACAGGTTGCGGACCTTCGGCTCCTCGGCGGGCATCCGCACCGCCTTGCGGATCGCGGCGGCGAGGTCCTCGAGGTTGCGGAATTTACCGAGCGCGGGGTTCGCGGCGTACCACTGCTTTTCGTCGTCGAGTTCGCATTCCTCTTTCGCCGCGTAGAGATGGCAGACGATCGACGGGTCGGTGCCCGCCAGGCCGTCGTCGATCAGTTTCGAGAGGATGTGCTCGGGGTCGTTCGACTGCGTCGAGATCACGATGAACAGCGGCTCTTGCCGCGCGCCGAACGAAGTGTCGAGCACGTCGTAGAGGTCGCGGTTCTTGGCCTGCGCCAGTTCGTCGTAGATCACCAGGCTCGGCAAATAGCCGTGCTTGGTCCCTGCTTCGGCCGACACCGCGCGATAGATCGAGCCGGTCTTACGGACGATCATGGTCTTGGTCGATGAAATGACCTCGATATTGGCGCGCAGTTCGGGTTCGAGGTCGACGATCTGCTTGGCGAACTTGAACACGATCGCCGCCTGGTCGCGGTCGTTCGCCGCCGAATAAATCTCGCCGTTGACGATCGCCTCGGGGCCGACCAGATGCGCCAGCGCAATGCAGGCGATCAGCGCGGTCTTGCCGTTCTTCCGCGCAACACTCAGGATCGCACGCCGCACCGCGCGGTTGGTTTCGATGTGCGGCTCGTAGATGTCGCGAATGAACAGCTTTTGCCACGGGTCAAGCTTGAACGGTTTCCCTTGGCCGGTGCCGCTCGGCACCGTCAGGCGTTCGATGAACTTGATGACGTTCAGGGCGCGCTGCTTGCCCTTCGGGCTGCGCTTAACCTGCGAGGAGTCCGGCAAACTTGCTCGAGCCCTTGTCGCCGCCGCTGCCGCCGCTGATCCGGGTGCGCGCACACGGCGTCAGGCCGAACTCGGCGGCGAACCGCACCATGTCGGCAGCGTGCTTGCGCGCAATCGCCACCAGCGGATTGGCGGCGGCGTCGCCGTATTTGGTCTTGATAATCTTGCCGTGCATCAGCGGATCGTTCGCAGCCATCCGCGCCAGCGCTTCCTCGGCTTGCCGCCAGTGCCCATAGGCGGCGCAATAGGTCGCGAGCGGCGCGATATCGACCTTCGTCAACAGCCCGAGCCGATGCAGCTCGGTCGCGACCGTCCACCATTCGTCGGCGGCAAAGCCGGTGATGAACGACGGCGGATCGGGCACGTCGATGGCTTGCGCGGGCTGCGGCTCGTGCGCCGGCAGGCGCTGCTTGCCCGGGTTGCCGCGCAACAGTTTCAGCTGCGTCGGCATCGGTCGTTGTCCGGCTTTCATGTTTGATATGTCCTCCTAAGCAGAAT